CGCAGCTGTACTGCCTCAAGGTGCGGTACTGGAAGCAGATGGCAGGATACAATCGGCTAGAGTACAATGGCCGTGACGCGCACGTTACCCTGTGGGTATGGCTGGGGCAACTGCGCCACATCCTGCAAGGCAAGCACCAGTACGCTATCCGCAACTACCTGCAAGAGTTCCCACTTGTGTTCCCTAGCCTGCACTGTGGGCTTGAGGGCATACTGGTGGATGCAGCAGAGCGTGCACGGCTGTATGCAGCAGAGCAGGAGAAGAAAGCTACAGCACTCGGCAGGCTACAGTATGTGCTCGGTGTACCTAAGTTCAACCCAAGCAGCCCTAAGCAGGTAGGCACACTACTGGAAATCATGGGGCACAGCAGCGAGGACGGTACAGACAAGAAGGCCATGCAGAAGTTCGCTGAACGGCATCCACTCAACCTCCTGCTAGTGGAACTTACGCAGACCTACAGGAAAGCAAGCAAGGCTATCAGCACATACTACGAGTTCCCACTCATGAGCGGGCGCTTGCTCTACCAGCTAGACCCAGCAGGTACAGAGACAGGACGGATGGCCAGCAAAGCCAGCAACTTCTGGGTAGGCACACAGATACAGAACATACCAGCATACGCCAAGAGTCAGTTCATACCTGACCGCGGCTGGCTGTTCGGTAGCGTGGACGGTAGCCAAGCAGAGAGCAGGTGCACAGCGTACATAAGCCAAGACCAAAACCTCATGCACACTGTGGAGACCAGTCCTGACTTCCACTGTACGAACGCAAGCCTGTTCTTCGGCATACCATTCAGCCAGTTGTACCAGCAGGAGTGTGTGCTAGAGGACGGCTCTGTGCTGGAAGCACGTGTGCTCCGCAAGGACATCCGCACCACAGCCAAGAGTGTGAATCACGGAGCGAACTACAACATGGGCGCGTTCACGCTGTGGGAAACTATGGGCACGAAGGATGTGTTCAAGGCAGCCCGCTTGCTTGGCTTGCCACGCTACTTCGGTGCTATGGAAATATGCAGGCACTTGCTAGGTTGCTTCAGCAACGCATACCCTGATATTAAGGGCAGGTGGTACGGTGAGGTAATCAGTGAGGTGTTAGCTACAGGCAAGCTGGTGGGTGCAACAGGCTGGACACGGAGAACATTCCTGCGCCCTAGCCCGCACAACAAGCCAGCACTGAACGCGCTAGTGGCGCATCCACCGCAGAGCCTCAGCGTAATGATTGTGAACAAAGTATTCTAAAAGGCATGGAGGATGCAGATGACTACCCACACGGGCAGACTGCGCATCAAGGCACAGATACATGATGAGGTGTTCTTCCAATACAAGGAGGGGCATGAGTACATAGCAGAGGAAATAGGGAAGGTGTACCGAGAGGAAACAGTGCAAGTGCATGGCCGCACCATGCGGATTCCAAATGAGCCTAAGTACGGAGCAGCAAATTGGGCACTACTAAAAGAGTAACTTATGCCACACATACTACACAAATACCTACAGTTCAGGCAGCGCACAGAGAGTCCCACAACATTCCACCGCTGGAGCTTCCTTAGCTGCTGTGCTGCTGTACTGGAGCGCAACGTATGGTTCACAGACGGCGACAAGCAAATCTACCCTAGCATGTACGTCATGCTGGTTGGAAGTCCGGGAACTCGCAAGTCCGCAGCTATCAAGGGCTGCACCAAGCTGCTTGAGGAGAGCGGATACAAGAAGTTCTCAGCACAGAAAACCAGCAAGCAGAAGTTCGTGCAAGACCTAGCTGAAGCTAACTTGGGAGATGTGCTGGATGGCAAGACTGGCCTGTGCGATGCTACCTTTATTGCAGCAGATGAGTTCCTAGACTTCATAGGCGTGGGGAACATAGAGTTCACTACCCTGCTTACGCATTTGTGGGATAACCACAAGGCATACAAGGAGAGCTACAAGAACAGTACCAAGAGCTATGTGGAGCGACCGACAGTGAACCTGCTAGGTGGCAGTACGCCAGCGGGTTTGCAGACAGGGTTGCCAGCGGAGGCTGGAGGCACAGGGTTCTTGAGCCGTACCATCCTAGTGTATGGTGAGCCTAGCAATCAGAAGATTACATTCAGGAAGGTGGCCACAGAGGCAGAGAACGCAGAGTACCTCGAGTTCTTCCAGCAGCTAGGGCAGCTGAAGGGTGAGATGTTCTACACCTCTGAGGGAGCTGACCTGCTGGATAGTATCTATCAGGAGAGCACACCGCTGGATGATAGCAGGCTCACCTTCTACCATGCTCGCAGACTGGAGCACTTGCATAAGCTGTGCATCATAATGGCTGCCCTGCGGGGTAAGCTCACAATCTGTGAGGAGTGCGTCATGGAGGCTAACACCATACTCACATTCACAGAGGAACACATGAGCAAGAGCTTCGGTGAGTATGGCAAGAGCAGGCACGCTGAGGCTACACAAAAGATAATAGCCTTCATGGAGGCAGCCAACAGGCCAGTCTCAGCTGACGAGATGTACAAGGCTTGCAGCCAAGACCTAGAACGGTACGCTGATATCTTCCTCATACTACAGAACTTGCAGCGAGCGGAGCGTATCATATGCTCCCACAAATCCTTCATCCTGCGCAAGACCAGTAAGAATGACCGCAGGAAGTACACACGCTTTAAGCTATACATAGCGGAGAATGACTACTATGAACAATACGAAGCCGACCAGCAGCAGCTCAGTGAACTGCTCGGAACAGCAACGCAGCCCCACGGGCTGGATAAAACTTAGCTCAGGAAGCTTCCCTGAGGAGGGCAAGGTAGTGCCCATCATGGCCTACTTCGGTAGCTGCTTGCGAGAGTTCGCAGGATACTGGGTATCACCACCTACACCTGAACCAACCGAAACTGAGGCCGAGCCTGAACCTGCAGCTCCTGAGTGGCGCACAAGCAGCGGTAACAAGCTCACTTGGGTGGAGGCTTGGTACAGCGTGCCAGCTTACACTCCACCCCACATACGCTAACAACCCACCAACAAGAGTACATAACATGAAGCACATCCTGATTGCATACACCCTAGCTATACTGTTCATGGTAGGTATGGCCTTAACTCCAGTCGGCAGGCTGCTCTATGATGCCCTGCTTGGGTACGGAGCTGTAGCCTTCATAGGCACAATCTACCTTGCCCTTACTCTGCTTGTCTGCTTGCTGTATGTGGCGCTAACCTATAAGCGGAGCTAGATATGGGCGCACATAGTCACCAAGAGCTGTGCCTGTTACCATGTGGCACACTCAAGCTGCTGGCTTGGAAGTACAAACTAAGCTATGCAAGCGTGTCCAGACTGCGGTCACGGTTCTACTTATTTGATGAGCTGGAGCTGGAAGCTCTAGTATCTGCGCACACCAAGCTACTGCACAAGAAGAAGGGCTTCCTAGCCCGCACCTATTTCCCTGATATTCACCCACCAGTACCGCAATCCACACACGGTACAATACCAAGAGGTTACACACCATGAGCAACATACCACACACGCTATCTTCCGCTATTGTACCCCGCAGCTTGTATGCACTAGAGCAGAGCATACTAGGCTGGGCACATGAGCGCAATCTTATCAAGGGCAGTACCTGCCGCAAGCAGCTAGCCAAGACCTGCGAGGAGTTCGGAGAGCTGGCAGCTGGCCTGAACAAGGGCAAGCACGCTCTAATCAAGGATGGTGTAGGTGACGTACTGGTCACACTCATCATAGCCAATGGCTGCGCAGGCGGCACTGATATCTTCATGTCCGAGCCTGAGATGAACGCTTGCTTTGCTTGCAATGACGCCATGCTCAAGCAGGACTCAAGTGAAGTTGTGCTTAGCTTGCTGTACGAGCTGGATTACATAACCGAGCTCAGCAGGCCTAAGCTGTACGTATGGCGCACAGAGCGTATGCGAGACATGATTCGCTGGCTAGCGGTTGCAGCCCAGCGTGCTGAGTGCTCACTGGAAGATTGCTTGCTCACAGCTTGGATGGAAATCAAAGACCGCAAGGGGCGCATGATAGATGGCGTATTTGTTAAGGAAGCTGATTTGCCCACCAGCCCTGAACAAGAAGCTCCTGTACCACCTGACCACAACTGCTAGGAGCAAGCCATGAGCCCTGAAACACAGCAAGACTTAGAGCAGCTCAATGCACAGTACCCTAACCTAATGTTCACAGCAAACGGAGAAATCTTTTGCATAAGCGACATAGTGCGGCTAGAGTGGGTAGCAGACAACGCAGGCACTAAGCGGCTGCGTATGTTCCCCACAGCTGGAAGCCCAGCCTTCATACTCTCTCAAGCAGAGAGCCTAATAGGTTACAACAAGTGGCTTGCAGAGCACAGCCTGTAAGCTCCCCCACACCTAATCCACACCCCCAACCAACAGAGAGTACTAATATGCAATCACTTAAACGCGCAGGACTTGTAGCTGCTATCATGGGTATGTTACCTAGTATGGCATACACCCTTCATAACCATAGCCCTGAGCCGCAGCTCATTGTCAGCACACCTTCCAAACCACGTCGCCGCAACCACACCAATGGCGGAACTCACAAGCAGAACTTGCGTGCAAGCAAGCGCAACGGCAAGCAGTACAAAGTTCGTAAGCAAGCCTAACCACAACCTGCCCGCCTTGTGCAGGCTACAACCCACAGTAGAGAACAAATCATGAACACACAAACAACTCGCCCACAATCAGCAACAGAGTTCCTAGCCACCGCAGCCAGCACGCTAGGCGAACGCGGCAAGCAGTACGACCCAAGGCAAGCAGGAGCGCAGCATGACTGCCATAGTTGCAGCCTTCAATGCTATCTACCCACGCAGCCCGCTTACAGTCCACATGGGCTGGCAATTCATGAGCTTGGTCAAGATGGTACGAGGTGCAACTAAGCCTCACGCAGACAGCGCACTAGACCAAGTGGCGTACGCTGCCCTAGCTGCGGAGTGTGTGGCAGAAGCGCTCCACCAGCCTGAATCCACCAAAGGCCGCGACCAAGCAGTCCACTACTATGTAGTACTTAAAGACCCTGCACTAGCAGCTGCTCAAGCAAACTTCATCATGGACAAGATTGCAGAAGGTGAGATAGTGCAGCTTACTCCTGAGGATGTTATACGCCAGCGTGAGGAAGTGGGGGAGGAAGAACCTGCCGAGAACACTAACCAAGAGCTGAAGCACCTAGAGGCTAAGGCAACGGCAGCACATGAAGCTTATATGCAGGCATTGGAGCACAACCGCAGCCTAGAGGTACAGCTTGACACCACACACTCTGCACTAGCTGATTTTGTTTGCCGCTTCGACCTTACCAAAGAGTACATGACTAAGGAGCAAGTACTTGCAGGTCAAGCCAAGCATGAGGCACAAGTCACAGAACTCACAGATAAGCTGGCTGCCCAGCAGGAGCTTCTTAGCGTAGCACAGCACAATGCCAACTTCTACTTCGACAAGACCAATAGCTGCATAGCAGCTAACGAGTCTATGACAGCAAAGTTCCAAGCAGAGCGTAAGGCTAACGTAGCAATGCACGAGGAGGTTACTCGCTTGCGGGGTAAGGTGCAAGAGCTAACAGACTTAGCAGAGTATCGTGACAAGCGTAATGCTGAACTCTGTGCAGAGCTTGAGACCCAGCGTGGTAAGTGCATTGCACAAAGCTCGCGTATCAGCGAACTACAAACTCTAGTGGATAACTTGCGCAGCTCGCTGGCACAGGCTACCAAAGAAGCTCCTTGTGCACACAACACAGATGAACCTAAAGCTCCACGCCCTGAGTACGTTGACCCTTATGACAGCCACGGTGGACAGCAGCCTGCCCCTGTGCACCGCTTGGTAGGTGACCGTGACCCAGCTCGTGGTGGCCTAGCTTACCCGCAAGGCAAGCCACTGTAGCCCACAAACAAGAAAACCCCCGTAAGCCCAGTGCCTGCGGGGGTTTTTTATTGCCTAGAACTCAGGCATACTATCTTGTGCAGGCTCTGCCTCCTGCTCCTCACTGTCTTGGTCGTAGCTCCATGCTGGCTTGTCCGCACGCTCCTGCATCAAGCGGTTGTAGGCACGGCTAGTGGGGTTGTCTCCCTGCATCTTGAGCCTGAACTGCTCAACACTTCCCTGACTTGCCTGCCCCATGTTGCGGCTGAAGAACTGGTGGAAGTTCTCAGGCGTACCTCCTGCGCTACTGTACTCCGAGAAGAAGTTCATGTAGCTCTCATCGCTCACACCATTATCCCCCTGTAGCTGCACCCGCACCCGAGCACCTAAATCCGCAAGTGTCTTGGCTTGCTCCTGCTGGTAAGCTGTACGGCGGTAGTAGCTATCAAGCAGAATTGCTTCTGTCTTGGGCTTGCCACCTAGCAGCCTACCTCCCATAGCAGCAAAGTTGAAGCCTGCATCAGGGTCGTAGCCATTGTAGTTGCTATTCAAGAACACTGGGGTGCCACTGTTGGTGGTCACGTTCCCCATGAACAGGGTGCCCAGACCTTGCAGCGGGCGGTTCAGTGCGTTGTGAGCAAGCCCGTAAGCCAGCGCATTCCCCACCTCCCCTGCGTTCTCCGCACCTGCAACCATCTGCCCTGTCCGCACTATGTTAGCTACAGCCTTAGAGATAATGCTCACTGCTGGCAAGTCCTGCACATTGGTAGGTACTACCAAGTTGTGGCGCAGAACCATATCACCACGTGAGAAGAAGTCCACAGGAGTAATGAGCGCATGGCTTCCGAGCCCGTACAGCATATAGCTCCCAAAGCCAGTGGGGTCTGACTCGCTGCCTGACAGGCTGTATATGTCCAGTTTGCCACGGTTAGTGTCTGCTACCATTTGGTTCAGGGTAGTGAACGCAGGCAGTGAGCGGAGGCCGAACACTGTGCTCTGCATGAACGCTGCAATTGCAGCAGTCTTGCCCTGCCCTTCACTGATGTGCCGAGTCATGTACTGCGCCACGTTGAACATGTAGGTCTGGAACAAGCCAATACTCTGGCCTACCACACCGCTGAACAGCTGTACTCGCTGGTGCGCACGATACACGCCATGCACCTTGTCTACAGCATTCCGAGCAAGCGCGAACACCTCATCATCCCCCAAGCCCCGTGCCTCACCAATCTTCTTCATGCTCCATGCAACCATGAAGCGGCTCATGTCCTCGCTCTTTTGATGGAGCGTGAACTTGCTGCCAAAGGTTGCAAGCTGGTCTACTTTCTGCTGCACGGTGTTCAGCGTGTGGCGACCATTCAGGGAGCTGTAGTCATGAGCCTCCAAGTACTGGCGGTTGTAGTCCGTGAGGATGAACCGTTCCCGTAGCTTCTCAGCAAAGGCTGCACCCTCTGGGGTGAACCAGTTGTGGACAGCATCTGCCATGAGCTTTGCAGCACTTGGCTCGCGCATACCATTCGCAGGGTTCACCACAGTGGTCATATTCACCAAGTTCTTGCCAGCCTGTGTACCAGCCAGCGCAATCTTAGCTTCCTTGATTGCCCCATGCAGCAGCAGCGGAGTGGACATGATTTGCAGAGCAGAGTTCATGAAGTCCAAGCGCAGGGTAGTGGAGGCCACCAGCGTATTGGCCAGCCGCATCAAGCTGTTCAGCTCCCGTCCATCGCTCACAACCTCAGACCTTGCAAGCAGGGTAGTCAGGTTATCGTACGGGTTCTGGAAGCCGTGGT